TTTATTCTGATTAACAGCATTAAAACAGTGAGAAGTTCCAATACCTACACTTGTGATATCAACGACCTCTGGGACGGTCTGAAGTGCCTTAGAGACACTCTCTGCAAGCTTAATCGTTTCATCATCAATCTTAACTGCATACACTGTACTTGGTAACAAAGTAGTTGTACCAATTCCAGCAAATCCAGTAGTACTAGCAATTCCAAGTGCCATAGTATATCCAGTACCAGGATTACTATAAACAAGTTCTTCACCAGTAACAAAGAAATGATTTGGTAGATTTATACTGTTATTTGTGGTGTTAACTACACCAGTATTGCTACCATCAAATGGTTTTCTAAAGATTGGATCAGTTTTGTGTGATAATCCAAATGCTCTTAATACAGCACTTTCAGTTCCTGTATATTCACCAAAACCACATTCTATAGTTCCATTATTAAACTCTATTGTATCCTTAGTATCATCCTGTATTCTTACAGCATTCATATACACATTTACTTGTGCATTAATATTCGCAACAGGAGTAAAGAGTAAAGAAACCGTTCCTGCAGAAGATACCTTCGATCCAAAAGTTCCTAGTCCACTAGGAGAAACTCCAGAAGATACATTAGCAAATTCTATATCATATGTTTCTGTGGTTGATTCTGAAACATAATCAGTAACTGTTGCAAACTCAAACATAGAATAAACTTGATTTGTTGCATCAGTAACTTGAACTGTTCCATAAGCAGCTTCATAATCAGAGGGGTATTCACCAATAGTAGTAATTCCAGGAGATGATGATGAATCAATTGCAGTTGTTCTTGACTCTAATCTTGCATGTTTAAGATCAACAGTTCCAATACCTGTAAAAGTAGAATCTGCCATACCAACAAGGATAGTATTGATAACACCAGTTGTTCCTATACCAACACTAGAATTAGCAATAAAATCAACCTTCAATTCTGTGCCATCAATATAACCACGATAAGTTCCCAAACCACCAATTGCTTCTGCTTGAGAAACTGTAGTCATTCTTCCATATTCCATTATATTAACTTCATCACCATTATGGATGATATTCAATTGATTAAACTCATGTTCCTTACCACTAATATCAGGATTGATATTAATCATCACTTTGGCAGACCTGTAAGTACTTGCAATACCTACAATTGTAGTGGTTCCAGTTCCAGTTCCTATTGTAACACTTTCAGAATCAACTATAGATCTAGCAATAACAGTGCTACCAGTACTTAATAAATTATCATCAAGATTATAAGAAAGACTAGCAACAAAATAATCATTCACAGAATATTTTACAGGATAAAAGTTTAATACTCCTTCATTACCAGAAATAGCAAAATCAAAATCTCCTTGATCATAAACTGTTTCCACTCTACCATATTGGTTAATATATCCAATATTACTATCATGAATAATATCAACAATCATTAATTGTCTTTGAGCACCAAATCTTTTATCTCTTACAAATGTAATAAACTTCATTGCTCTGTTAGATGATAAAGCAAATCTATTAACAGTACTAAATCTAGTTGCTCTTGGATTGCTGTTAAATGTTCCACTAAAATCATCTATTGATACAACCCTATTTCCAACAGATTCCGAATAATCTTTTAATATTCTACTTGAGAAAGTTATCTCAGTAGAAATAGAATCATCTTCATTAACCTGCAAGGCATTCTCAGATACTAAATCAAAATCATATACACAGTTTAAATCACCTATACCATAAAGATCATTAACTACAGAAACATTAGATAATTCGGTAGATAATCCAACTCTAGCAGAAGCAGTTGATTCTAATTGATAATCGGAGAATTTTTTAAATCCTAATGTATGATTTAAAGAAGAAACAGGATCATTCCATGTTTCCATATCTACTCTAGATCTTAATGAATAAGAAAGATTCTGATAGTAATCACTGTCTTGAACTCTTTGCAAATTATTATTAAGATATCCAGAATCTGTCTCCCATCCCTTTTCTACTCTAGAAGTTGAATTTAATTTGATATATGAATCAAAAGTTTTTATGGATGAAGCAAAACCTTGTGTTCCTGAACTCAATCCCTTTAGAACATCATTAACTACAAATCCATCAGTATTAGTAACTCTTAAAATACCAGTATTTGGATTCCAATTTTGAACAATTCCTCTAGTACTACTAATAGATCCAGTAACCGTTTCATTTATAGAAAAATCATTAGGTTTTAATTTAATATCAAAAGTTGGCATAAATTTCTCAGGAACAATTCTGCCAGAAGAACTGACAAAATCATATGTACCTGGAGACATGCCAGCAGCCAATCCAGTAAAGTAATTGGAAAGGTTGTATGTAACAGTTCCAATACCCCCATAATTTTGATCAACTGCTGTTATTTCAAATAGTTTATAATCATAATTTTCAGAGTTATATCCTCTTGAAGTAGTACCAACTCCAACACCTACTCCTTCAACAAATACTTTATCTCCAACTGCAATTGGGAAAGTATCGGCAGTGCTAAATCCAACAGATAATTGTACTGTTACATCATAATTTTCCGTATTAAATCCAACAGTAGCAATTCCAACACCATTACTATTCCTATCGGTAATAATTCTAGCTGGTGCATTACTAATACCTTTAGTATTCTTAAGAATTTCTATATTAGGATTACCTAATGTATATTTTAAATCAGCATCTAAAACTGGTTTATCAGTTTTTCCATCAATAAGAATTAATTCTGGAGCAGAAACATATCCTCTTCCAAAAGATGTTATACCAATAGATTCAATAGACATCAAAGCATCTATTTTAATAATCTGAGGTAATGCCGTATCTGGTTTTAATGTGGGGTCTGATGGGAAATCATATCCAATATCTTTAACCTTTACTTTTTTGATTTTTCCTACAGAGATACTTTTTGCTTCAATAATTGCACCAGAACCAACTTCACTATTAATTGTAGAAATACCAGGAAGACTATAATAATTATTACCTCGACTATTTAATTCAAAATTAGAAATAGACCCATATGCAGATAAACTATCAGTTTCGTAAGATATAAAGGATGTAGTTCCATAAGAAAGTCTTTCTGGAGGTTCTTTTAATGTATATGTAAATTGATTTGTAGAAGCTATAGTAATTCTTTGTTTTCCACTATAATCACTATTGGTAAGTTGTATTTCATTACCCGATAAAACATCATTGTCTACAACTATTTCCTTTTTAACAAGAGGTAAAGTACTTTCAAGAACAGGTTTTAAACAATAATAAAGTATTTCTGGAATATCGTTAGTAACTTGAAAACTAACTTTAGCATCAGTTGATACTCCAGGAGATCCACTTTTTGTGATATTAAATGTTCTAGATGATGGAGAAGTATTCCATTGTTTTGTTAAATTCTTATCACTATAAAAATTCAATTCAAATGCTGGATAATTTGTGGATTGTGCAACATATCCTAAAGATTGATCAGTAAGATCAAATTCAACAATAGAATTTTTATAAACTTTTATAGGTGGATTAATAAGACTTATTGTTCCTTCAGAAGTACTAGTAAGTCCTATTACATTTGGTTTAGGTTCTTTTGCATTATATTCAGTATTAGTCAATTTAAACTTATCACTATCAATTTTTACAATATAATAAATTCCATTATCACTCAAACCACCTGCAGGAGTTGATGCAGTGTGAATAATTTTATCTCCAGTCGTATATCCATGATCAGTTATTGTAAATGCATTGGTAGTTGTATTGACACCAGCAGCAGTAAATGATTTTGGATCAATTACCATTCTTCTATTATAATCATTATATTTGACAGTTATAGTTGTTGTAAGACCAGAAACAACATCCATATAAACATTTTCATAATTCAATAAACCATGAGTTTCACCCGTAGAAACTGTGGCAGTAGTTCTACGAATTTCTCCAGTAATTACATCATAATTAGTTTTAAAGCTATGATAGACTCCAGTACCCAATCCAGAGAAGAATACTGTTGTGCTACCCCTCTGTGTACTTGCAATACCCACAAAAGTACCTGTACTACCTAAACCAACCTTAACAGTGGATATACCTATTAAGTCTTCAGTAATAACTCCAGCATAAACTGTTTCACCATTTGTTAATGTTGTTATTCCCGTAACAACAGCATCTTGACCATCCCATCTAATATTAAGACCTTCACCTTGATTAGGAGAATATGTTAATTTATCACCCGTCTTTAATCCATGATTAGGAAGATAAATCGATTTTGTTTGAATAAATTTTTGAGTTATTCCAATTCCAGGATTACTAAACGCAATTGTAGTACCAATACCAACTCCAGATCTTGTACCTAAACCAACAGAATCAACAGGATTAAAATAAATTTGTTGATTTACCCTATATTCATATTCTGAAGTAAATCCAGAATTAATAGTAAGTCTTCTAGGTTCTTCAAGAATTTCAGAAGTTACTGTATGAGAAACTCCTGTAATACCATTAACAGCTCTAAGAACTCTAATTCTTGAAAGAAGAGGTTCTACGTTTAATAGTTTTAATGTCTCTGTTCCAATTCCAAGAAGATCGTTAGATTTAAGTTTTGATAAATTCCCACGAACATTAATATGAGTTACTATACCTGTAACACCATCAGTTCCAATAGCAACAGCAGTAGTTCCTATTCCAGTTACTGTTAGTTTAGTAGAAGTAATTCCAGCGTTATAAACTCCACCAATTTCTGACGAGGTGGTAGATAATCCAGTAATTGTAATAATATCACGATTAACCCATTGATGAGGTTCTGTAGAAACAATACTGTAAATTCCTTTTTTGTCTGAAGGATATATTTCTACACTTGTTATACTACTAGTAGCAGCACTTACACTACTTACTGGTTTACCAAGAAGTCTTGAAACCTTGGCAGCTGCATCTCTTCCCTTAGTATCTGCATTATTAAATATTACTTTATCACCAATTTGATAATTTTTTCCACCAGTTTCAATTCCAATACTTTCTATAACACCTGGTTTAGTTCCTACAACATCTATAGTTTGGGATAAATTATTAGGAAGAGGCATATATGGATAATATTCTTTATCATCATAAATTAAATTATAAGGTGTTGTAATTCTACACCAGTTACTATCATTAAAATTATATTCATCTTGATTTGATGAAATTAAGAAATTAAAATCATTAGGATTAGAATAGTAATTTTTACCAACCAAATAAGGGAAAACAGGTAATTTATAAGTATTGAATTGACCTCCTTGCTCTGCTCCAGAATCATCAATTGTAGCAAAATAAGCATACGTTCCACTTGGGAATTGTGGAGTTACGCAGAATCTTCCATTATTCTCATCTAAAACAGTTTCATTAGTTACTGGTTTATAAGTATAATCATTACAGAAGAATCCTGCAGGAAAAACACTCAATGGTGGTCTATTTTCTTTAATTGCAGCTTCTTCAACATATCCAGACTTCATCTGAGTTACTGTACCACCTGAATTTTTAATATATCCATATGGACCATAAATTGGATTTCCATCATATGCCCAACCAATAATAGGGGAATGATTATCTGATGGAACTTCTTGTCCATTAACTTTTCTTAAATCAGGTTCACCGTATAATGAATTTCCTTCTTGATTAGTTGCATATATTGTTTGTCTTAATTTACGAGGAGCATATAAATGATTATATTGTAATTCAATATTACCATCTCTTATAATTCCATCATCATCAGTAATTTGTTGAGTTTGATAATATTTTTCAAATAGATTAACTTCCCATTTTTGAATGTTGGATCTTAATTTATTATCTGTTCCTGAATTAATAACATCAATAGTTGTATTAGAGTTGCTATATCCAGATCCTTTTTGTATTACTTTTACATTATCTAAAATATACTTAACAGTTGTTCCTATACCCACAGAAGAAGCATTATTATTAAGATCAACTACTTTTAAAATAGGAGTTACTACAGCACCTACACCACTTCCATTAACTTGTAAATTTGGTGGAGAATTGTAATTAATACCAGTATTATCTACAATAACTTCAAGTATCTTACCATTTGTACCAACAACAGGTGTAAGTTGTGCATCTGATCCTGATAATAAAGTTACTTCTGGTTCTCTAATAAAATTAATAATTTCGGATGATCCATATCCAACTCCATTGTTAGATAAATGAATAGATGTTACTTCACCTCTAAATATGGGTTGAACTTTCAATTCAAAGGTGTCAGACCCTACTGAATTAATACCAACGTCTCCAGTAATACTTATACTAATGTCTTGATAGTTAAAGGTGTGAGTTCCAACTCCAATAGAAGTAAGAGGTCTATACTGTTTAGTTTTATGATAGAAATCACTAGAAGTAGTTCCTACCCCAACACTTGATAGATAGAAACTATCATCATCTTTCTTAGTAACATAAAAATCAGTATCAGTCGTAAGACCTGCTATTGGTGTCCCATCACAAGTATATTTGACAATTTCTCCAGATTGATAATCATGGTTTGTAATATTAATGCAATTTAAAGATGTGTCTATACCTGAAGATGTAGCAGTTCTTTTTTTATTTTGATATCCATTTCCACCAGAAAGTATATTAATAGATTCGACGATAGATTTGTTTTCAATAGATTTTATATGTTGTTTTCCTATTCCTTTAGAAGTTAATGTAATTGTATTAATTCCAGCAAGAACTCCTGCCTCATCTTTATGAAGTCTTATAGTAGTTCCACCAGTTCCAACTAATGCAGCATAATAAGTGGAACTTGTAGTTAATCCTCCAATAACTTTTTGATCATCACTAACATATACTACTTTTTCAGCATTTCTAAATTTGTGATAAGTAGTAAATCCAATCGTAGACGGTAAAGAAGAATCTGTTTCAAGACCTATTCTAGGAGAATCTGCTTCAAAAGAAGAAGAATGCTCTATAGATTCCATATTTACAGAAACACGAGCACCCAATCCATTTCCACCAGAAATTTTTACTGTAGGAGTTTCTTTATAATCAAATCCTGGATCAATAATTCTCATCTCTCTTAAAGAACCAGATACAGCAGCATATCCAGTAGCACCTGTTCCAACAGAATCTTTAATGTGTAAAAATGGAGGATTAATTACATCATAGTCTCTTCCACCAGCAAGTACATCGATACTTCTAAGTTCCCCATAATGAACCTGATCAAAAGATTTGTAATTTAATATCTCTACACCATTGACCAATATACCAGTATGACCTGGTGTAGTTTCATATACAGTTCCCGTATTTTCAGGAGGACATACTTCTCTTAATATTTTTTGTGAAGTTAAAGTTTTATTATTAAATTTAAATGGTGAAATTTTATTATCAGTTACAATACCAGTTCTTGTTCCATCATTATCAATATTAACAAATTTACCATTATAAAGATCAGAACCACTTTTAGCAAATTTTACTGTTGTTTCATTTATTCTTTTTATAAAATATAAACCTTCATCCATCAAAGATGACTTAACAACAAAATTGTCTATGGAAGTACCACTAGTAGGATCTACATATGCATCATTGACTATTTGTGGTGTGTAATAAATTGCATCACCAGTGTAAAATCCATGATCAAAAATAGGAACTCCAGATGGGCTTGTTGTCGCATTTGTTATAAGTTCATATTCATCACCACTAAAACTTCCACTAAAAACAATTTTTCCATCATTAACTCCAAGTGATTGAGAACCATAAGTTGGAATAGATGAGGATGCTACAAGTAACTTATCATTTTTCTTTTCCTTGTATACATTTTGTATATTTGTGGAATATACAGAAGCTTCTGGAAAATTAATAGCATTAGCCTTTAATAATTGCCTTTCAATTGTATAATTTAAACTGGTATTAATTTCACCTTGACCCTTTATAATAAATCCTCTAGCAGAAGTTAATTGGGTTATATCAGATACAGGTAAATTGCGACCATCACTACCTACTAAAATAGCAACTGATTTATCACCAACTTTAAAGTCATGATCAGTAGTTAATATAATTTCATATGTCCAATCTGAAGTATCTTTAAGAGTAATACTATCTACCTGATATACAGGAGAAACGTTATAATACCATTCATCAACTTTAAAACCAGTATCACCAATACCTAAAGTTTTAATTTTTATAGTATCTTCTTTACTGTAAAGACAATTATCATCAGAATATATAAGGTTATCAATAACTGATGTAATTCTTACTTCAATTGTTTCATCAGGATCTACAACAGATTTTCCATATGCAAATGTATTAATTCCAACTGTAGTTCCACTTAATATAGTTTTACTAATTCCACTTAATCCAAAAAATTGAGTTAAATTTTTAGATGTATATGAACTAACCCCTACAGTATTGTCAAGATATTTAAAATGCAATTCTCCAGTAGTTTCAAATCCAACTGTCGAATCTACATCTACAAAAGTAATTCCTGCACCAACTTCACCAATTATTCTTGTTCTAGGAGATGAAACAAAAGTTCCATATGTAGAACCTTCTACTCTAGAATCTCTATTATATCCAGCATCAAGACTACACCTATAAAATGTAGTTCCAGCACTAACATTAATTCTTTCAACATGAGTTATTGGAGCATATGCCTTATCAATATTATTTTGTTTATATGAATCCTGATATAATGTAGACAATTCAAGATTCATTGGATCACCACTAATAGGTTCTACAACAAAATCTTTTGTAATTTTATAATTTGCATTAGAAGGAGTAAAAAGGAATTCAGATGGTCTAACGATTTTTACATCTTCATTATATAATGATTTAAAAAGAATTTCAAACCCTCTATCCGTTCCTTTACTTAAATAAAAATCTTTTGATTGTTTAATAAAATTTCGTTGATTCAAGTCTGGAGTAAATTTTCTCCCTTCAAATCCTGGAGTAACTTGATGCTTAGTTTTAACTAAAAATTCTTTAAGAAAAAGAGAACTTAAATTTTGTATTTCATCTCCTTTACTATGTTCATCTGCACTAGTAGATTCAAATACTAGTTGCTCAGGATCGGTTGGTTTATGGTAAGAAGTTACACCAACAAATCCCCTTACACATCCAGTAAATGCAAAAGTAGTTATTCCAGTATATGTAATAATCTCATCATTAATTTTTAATAATCCATAAGAATCTGGAAATCCCAAAGTTCCTGTTGGATTTTTTTGCATATCAACGTGAATTGTTTCACTAGCAATACCTACAGAAACCCCCACACCAACATGATGGGTAAGATTAACCTGATTATCAACCTTTATATAATCATCAATATTTTGAACTAAGTCAATAGGACCACCTTGATATTCCTGCCCCTGATAATATGACTTTAAAAATTCTGAAACTAGAGGATATTCATCTATAACGTACCGAGGTAGTTGATTCTGAACAATGTTATTAAACTGGATTTTTTTTGTAGACATTTTATATGTTATTCTATCTTAGTTGGTTGAAGAACTTATCATACTTAATATTTATTAGTATCCTCCACCGCCACCTGAACCACCTGATCCACCTGATCCACCAGTAGGAGTGGGTGAAGTTGAAACAGATCTAGGAGCTATTGTTGAATTACCTCCAGTATTACGACCTCCAGAACGGACTAAACTGCCGTTAGAATAACTTGATGATGTAATGTAGGTAGAACCAGAAGGATCCAATCCAGAAGCAATTTCATCAACTATAGGTTCAAATAAACTATTACCAATATCTAGTTGCAAATAAAGATCTTGTAATCCAATAACATCATTTGAAGAAGGACATGCTGAAACTTCAATAGTTGTTTGCCCATCCTTGACCATTCCTGATTGAATGTTAATAGGATTAATGGTAACAACTCCATTTTTATAATCAATTGTTCCCACATTTCTCTTACGAATAATTGGTGATGTAGAATCTACAGAAGGAACAGAAAATAAAAATAATGATCCATTTATTCTATTTGTGTTTGGAAGATCTGAAATATAAACATCATCCATTATACCTGACATTCTAAACGCACTAGTTTTAATATTATATCCACTCATTCTTTTAATATGAATTTGATTACCAAAACCAATTGAATATTCAGCAAAAGAATTTAATACAACTCTCAAATCTCTTCTCATATTAATTGTCGTAATATTGGATGTTATTGCTTCATTGCCATTATCAATAAGAGATAAGAATTTACTATATTTAAATTTAGCTCCATACTTATTCATTTCAGTCGATTCAGCATACTTATTAGCATTATTTTCAACAAGGCTGGATACGTATGCAGAAGATTCTGCTAAATTTGAGTTATAATATATTTTTGAATCAACTTCAAGGTAAAGATACTTCAAATCAAGGATTTCTGGTATAATTCCTGCTACTGCATACTTCTTTAATTTTAATTTTATTTGCTCTTTTATCAAATTTGGTAAAAAATCACCATTTTTTGGTTTTATACTAAGAAAAACCTTTCCATATTGTGGAGGGATGAGATCTTCACCACCAAAAACTGAAATTGACTCGGTTTCTGGATAAATTTCTGTTTGAACTAAAGATTCATAATCATTTGAAGTAACTGCTCTGTTTTGTGAAGCATAAATTCGTGGAGCAAACTTTCTAACCGACTCAACAGACTCAATTGTCTCCCCACCAGAGGCAGTTAAACCAGTTGTCAATAAAGAAATACCAGTTACTACATTATAGGTCGCAGAATTACGTGTATATTGAAGTCTTCCTGAAAAATTGAAAGAACTGACTCCATTTGCAGCATCACCATTAGAAGTAATGTAATTTATTGTAATAAAATTGCCATCTTCCAATGCTTTTCCAAAAACTCCATCTCCAAAAAATATTTCATATCTTTCATCTTCAATTTCTTGCAAATAATAAACTTTTGAGTCAGATTTTACATCAAAAAGATTTTCTTGTGAGGAATATTTTGTTTCTGTAGCAGAAGCTTGGTTTGGACGTACAGAAACATTAATTAAATCAGTGTCAACACCAATATTTGGTAAAATAAACTTTTGATTTGGAGTTCTTGCTGAATAAGTATAAGTTTGAGTTAAAAAAGTACCTTCATATATCTCCACGTCAGTAAATGTTGCAATTCCATTTATAATTGGAACAGTAATATCACTTAAAATTGAAAAAACAAACGATTGTCCAGCAAAAGTTGCTGCAGATGTTGATACTGGACCTTTTTTAAGGGTTAAAGTAGAAGGAGCAGGTATTACTCCATCAATATCAACGAAAAAGGATATAGTTGCTCTTGCTGATTGTCTTGGTCTGGGTGTATATCCTATATTTCTTGCTAAGGAAACTATATTTTTCCTTAATGTTGCAGTATCTATGAATACCTCATTGGTAATCATATTGGCATTGTATGATGTAATATAGGTATTATATGCTAAAACGTCTAAAATCGTAGAAAGATTAGATCCATCAAAATCGTAATCAGTAAAATTCGAGTTAGATTTTAAATATTCTTGTAAAGTTGTCTTAACCTCATCAAAATCGAGGTTAGAGAAATTAGCTAATGGCATTTTTACCTACTTGACTGCAAAACAAACTGTAATTCTTGGGTTGGTATCTCTGATCCTACTATGTCATATGTAATAATTACATCAAAACTATTGGTTTCATAATTAGGAAATGTCTTTACACTTTCCAAATTCACTCTTGGTTCATAATTATTGATAGATTCACTAATTTCATCTTTAATTATGGTAGCAGTAATACTATCTATATTCTCAAAAACAGATTCAGTAATTCTTGAACCAAAAGATTCATTAAAAAACTTCTCTCCAGGAGTTGTAAAGACAATATTTCGTATAGAACGAGCAATTGCACTCTCATTTTTAATCGCAATAAGATCGTCATTCAGTGGATTAGACTGAAATGTCATGCTAATGTCTTTAAAACCTTGACTGACCCGTTCTATTGGCACACTAATACAGCGATTATCTTTTATTTAGTATGTTTTTACTATTTAACAATAAAAAAGGGGGATTGCTCCCCCCTTAATCTATTTTCCTTGTCCTCGGTACTTCTTTTTTGCTTTATTGCGAGAAGTTGCGGATAGGAGTGTGTTTGCTGAACGTCCTTGACGAGTTTTTTTGGGCATCGAGACGAGTTGGACGGTTCCCCATGCACCTTGTGTTGCTTTTGCCATTAAATCACCCTAGTCTTTTCATGTCCTACACGTATGCGAGGGTCACACCATGTCTCCACACCTGCTTCTTTAGCATCTAGGCAGAAAGACACATCCTCACCACACATATCCTGAACTCCACCAGACTCAAAGACTTGCATCTTAGGAGCAAACCAAGGATATTCCATATTCTCGAAGACACCCTTCTTAATTAATACCCAACCGAAACCAGTATAGTCAACTGTGAAAGGTTTGTTGCGCTTGCCCATAGACTCAACAGTCTCATGATTCATAACTCCACCATTCTTACGGAAGTCATCCTCTTCTAACCAGTGTGCTACTGATGTAGTATGTCCATCCTCTGTAGCATACCAGCCAGCTGCGATTTGCTTTTCTTCACCCTCCGCAGGGATTGCTAAATCAGCAAGCTGCCAGAACTTATTAACATCAAAGACAATATCATTATCAATCCAAAGTTGCCAATCATACTCTAATTTACCATCCCAAGGAATTTGCTTAGGTCCACGGAGAACATTTGCACCAAGACACTTACATCTTGCAAAGTTTACCATAGAAGAATAATCTTGACTTATCTGAATACTCATTCCTGACTGTACTAGATCAAAGCACAGTTGTACAAAATTCTTTAAGAACGTATAAGAACATCCTCTACCAGGTAAGCAGAATACAATTGTCTTACCTTTCCATCTTTGTTTGATTGCAGGAATATCCCACTTGGGTGCTTCCTTTGTAGGTGCTTTGGCCTTAACAGTAAATCCTTTTGCCATAACTTGTAATTACTTCATTTCAATTATAGAGTAATTCTATGTATATGTCAATCTATTCAAACAAATTTTAAATCAAAAGAAATAAAAACTCGTGGAAGAATTTCACCATCATCCTCATACTCCCAAGATTCAGTCCAATATATGGTATCTGCTGGCCATACTAAAAGATCTCCTACTCTACTGCTAGGATGTAATGTTAAAGGCATATTCATTTTCTCTGCCAAAGTTTTTCTTAATTTTACATAATTATCATCTGCTTGTATATGCACTGTTCCAAAAGTTTCTGTAATACACCAAATAGCTACTAAATCACAATCTGTATGAATAAATTCGTTTTGCCAATCTCCTTTACGACTAATATTAAAATCCCAGTTTACTATTTCAAATTTAGGAAAATCTTTAAGAGTATGTGTAACATGATCTATTCCCCAAGGAACATCAGATAATTTCATTTCTTCTTTTTTATCTGGATTATTTTCTAATTCCATAATCCATGCATAGGTCTCTTTTGTACCGTATGGATTACCAGCAAAAGTCCATAGAGGAGTACCCCATGTTATTCTTGAAGGACCATATGAATCTTTTAAAAAATTTCTAGTTACTTCTAATCTTCTTAATCGTTCTTCGTGGAATCTTTCTTCACTTATTGGTGGTAATGGCATGTTCCTAATATTATCAGTATTATCCATTAGTAAGAATCCCCTCCTTGTGGTTCTGCGAATACTCTCACTGGTCCACCAACACCTACAGTAGGAGCAGCTTTCTCATAACTTAAATCATTTTCGTCGTAATCTGTCTTTAACAATCCTACCATGACGTTGAGTAGTTCCCATGTCTCCTCAAACTCTTCTTGCTTTAAATTATGATACAAGCATCTGTCTTTTGCATATATGTGATACGTTATAATGTTTTTT